ATTTCAGCGCGTTCTGCCATGCTCTGAGTGTAGCAGTCGCCTATGGCGAGCTCCCAGCCCCTGTCCAGGCAGACCAGGTGTATTGGCGCTGGGCTACATAGCCAACCTCGGCGTCTAGCTCAGCCGCGACCGCTGAAGCTGAGATCAGTTGGATTCGGACACCGTCCTGCTCTGAGAGTAGCGCTATGGCGTCAAACAGGACCTGCTCGAGCTCGAGCAAACCGCGCCCTTTGGAAGTCAGGCCAGTCCCTGGTCCTGCGCCTCCCATGATCACAGTCTCGCCCCATGTGTCGCCCGCTACGGCATGAGCAATCAGGATCGTAAACTTTTGGGTGACCAGGTCTGGCTCCTCGTCGTCTACCTCCATTTCAGCTGGCAGGATCAGGCAATAGGGCCACCGCACCTGGGATCGGTAGCGCTCACCGTCGATCCCGGCGGATACGATCACCTTTCCGAAGACCCGCTCACCGCCAAGACCTGGCCAAACAGCCGTAGCCAGCGCGGTCTTGATCAGCCCAGCTATGACAAAGGTGCTAGCCACGGGCACGATCCATGAACGCCGCCAAGGTCTTTGATACCAGCGTGTCTCCACCGTCGAGGACCGCAAGCACGGCAGCCTCGCCCAGTTCCGTCCGCGCGGCATGCGCGAAGCGCACGGCCTGGCGGGCCGCTACACGGTCTCCTGCTACAGCCAACGACGAGCGCTCGAGCTCTGAGAGGCCAGCGAATTCTTGAATGGAGACCGAGCCTCCCCCGCGCAGGAACTGCTCGCAGCCCTGCGTTAGCCGCTGCAGCCGGTCCTCTGCCGCCTGGCCTTCTGTGGCGGCCTCTACGTCCCCATAGACGCCCAGGGCTTCGGCTAGAGCCCCCATGAGACACTCCCTGTGGGTGCTGCGCCCTCTCGGATAGCCAGGAACTCGCAGAGGATCAGGTGCTCGGTGCGTGCCGCCATGCTTACCTCGACCTCCTCAGCCGCGCGCGGTATCGCCATTGCAAACGTGAAGCCTGGATAGTTGGAATCCTTGGGAGTAAAGACCAGCGCTGCGGCGTCTTGGGATCGGAACCAGCCAGCCTTCTTGGCTCCTGGGAACTGGACAAAGCCCGCCGATACATTCGGGAAGACCGCGGCGATAGACGTTGACAGGAACCCACGCAGCGCGAGACCGACCCGATAGACCGCGCCTACAAATAGCTCGTCTACGATCTCAATGCCGAACTCCTCGGCCTCTATTGGCGTCTGAGACGCTGTGCGGAGAAGCTGAACGTCCCGAATGAGCCCTAGGTCAGTTCCACCGAACGACACAGAACCAGGGACTCTGAGCGCGTCCAGAGCGCTCACGTGGCCCGCCTGGCGATCTCCTGCTCGATCTCTTTAACCACCAGGCTCCTCTCGTCGTCGCCAATCTCTATAAACCTGCGCTCTCTTACGTTTAAAGTAAACGTCGGTTTTGAAAAGAGCCAGCCCAGCCCAAACTCTCGGCGAGACCGATCCTGCCGCAGCCAGATAGCCAACTGCCGCCGCCCGGTGGCGTTGAGCGTGAGCGTGACGGCCCCGCCCTCGTTCTGGATCGAGGCGTAGCTTACGCTCGTCCCGACCACCAATTCAGACCCGCGCACCTCCCATGTCAGCGATCCACGGAGGCGGCCCGTGTCTACAACGGCTGGCCGCGGCTGGAACCTGCGCCCCTTGGGAAAGCCGCCCGCGTTGAGATCCTTCACGATCCCAGCCACGTTAGGCGTCAGCCGTGGCCCCCAGGCGTCGCCTGACGGAGACCGCTGCAGCCTCCAAGACCGCTGAAACCTCGAGGTCAGCAGCGCGCCGATACCGTCCAGAACCTCTTCTACGGCCTGGGCTGACAAGGAATCGGTTAGGAGGTCGATCTGATCCGGCGACACCCGAACCTCTACCGTCACTCGTCCTCGTCCCCGCCGCCGACCGCATTGGGTACGAAGCCTCGCCACCGGGAGCGGTCCTGGTCAGGCCGCGAGCCCGCACGCTCGGTGGAAGGATCCAGCGTAGAGCTCGAGGTCGGGCTGATCCGCTGCTCGGAGCCGCGGGTGGTAGCGATCTGGATAAGGCCTCGGTTCCAGCGCTCGGTGACCTGCTGCGTATTCCTGCCGGTTATCCCGGAGTACTGCATAAGGAATACGAGCACACCTTGCACGGCAATGGCCACATGGAGCGCGTCTGTGTCGTCGTAGGCTATCCCGGTCTCTATAAGGAAGACGGCCTGAGTGTCTGCTACGGCAGCGTCCAGGACGTTCGTGTTGACCGTGGTCTCTGAAGGTTCTCCAGGGTTCGTAAGCTCGACCAGGAGTTGCGTCGAGAGGCGCAGCGTCGCGTTGACCTGGAGCGTCATGCTCTACGGGTCCGTGACCGTGGGCGCCCCTGAGTGGGGGAGATAGCGCCCATAGGCGCGCCAAAGCCATTTCTGGATCTTGGAGTCGCTGCCAGCGAACGCGTCTGTTACCTGGATCTGATCGTCAAGCAGGAACTTGCTCGCGAGAGAGCCCGAGAGGTGCCACCAGGTCCCGTCGAAGGGCTCCATGGTCCCAAAGTAGACCTCGTCTATCAGCACCTCCGCGTCATGACCGGAGAAGGAGAACTCAAACTCAGCGTTAGCCTGGTTGAAGCTGGCAGCCCAGAGATCCTCGTCCCTGTCTACAATCACAGAGTTCCATGCGCCAGCCACGAGCCCGGAGAGCGTGACGGCCTGCGTAACCGAGCCCCACTTGATCGTTAGGGTGCCAGCGGTCAAGGCAGCGTCTGGTCTCACCCAGACCTCTGTCAGATATGGGACGTCTGCCGCCAGCTGGAGCCGGTTGACCGAGAAGGCCTGTGTGACCGTTCGGACGGCTCCCGTCTGGACAGCCAGACTCGTAGGGTTTGGGTCGCCAACGACGTCCCGCGCGAACAGGTTCCGGTCCAGTTCGTAGCCCGTAGGATCGTCGAGGGTCCAGCCGGTAATCGTGTCAGTCACGATCAGCGGATATCGGCCAGCTGCGAACTGCCCTGCAATTGCAAATTGGCTGAAAGAGGAGTTCCGAAGCAACGACGACGAAGAGTCTTTAGCGAAGAAATTCCGGCGGATAGCGCCAGACGAATCAGCCTCGAGCGAGTCAACGCCAGCGTTACCGCCTCGGAGTTCGAAGACCTCGCGGAACCTCTCGGCTCCTGTGTTCTCGTCTTGGATACAGCGGAGCGTCTTGGTCTCTACGAACTCGTTCTCGAGGTCGTAGGCGTTCTCGTCCTTGGACAGACGCACCAGCACGCCCTTGCTCGCGCCGAACGAAGGGATAGCGCCATAGGTAATGCCGCGGCTCTTTACCGTCTTCGAATTGGCCTCAAAGTATGCGTATATTCGATCCAGTGCAGCCTGGGCCGCACGCTCTGGCGCGTTGACTATGTGGTGGGTGTAGGCAGTCAGAATCGGGCTGAGAACTGAGGGACCAGCGCCGACACCTGAAGCTATCCGGGACCGGAAGAGCCGAGCCCCTGCTGCTTGTGCGGCAGCAAAGTCCGACTCTAGGATCTGCACGTAGGCGTCTTCGTCCGTCGCGACCGTCTGCTGCGCTAGCAGATTGTCGATCAGCAAGACACCAGCCCTAAGCTGGTTGTCCATTTCGCCTTCGGTCGGTGACGCCACGGGCTACCTCTAGTTCAGGTTGTCGATCTGCTTAGACCGCCGTCGCTTGGGCTTCAGCTTGACAGGTGCCGCTGGCTCAAAGCCCGCGGCTTCCTTCTTGGTGGCAGCCTCGACCTCCTGAACGTCCTCCGTCGACTGGCCCATGGTGTCTGACAGGCTCGGGTATCCGGCCTTCTCGTATGGGTTCTCCAGAGTATCTAGAGGAACCGCATACATGAGCCCAATGATAGGGCGGTCATTGTCCATTTTGCGATAGTTCCGCGCACGCGTGTCGTGGATCCTCGAGCGGCTCTTGCGCCCCTTCGTAGAGCGCACGACCTTATGAGACGCGGCCTCAAAGCACTTCTCGAGCTGGCCCGGTCCCATGCGGACGACTGCTCCGCGGACCTTTGTTCGTTCGGTCTCTGATCCGTAGCCGGTCACCTTCTCAGAGTTTCGCGGGAAGCATTGGCCGCCTGCGAAGATCTGGTGAACAGGACAGTCGTCGTTGACGCCGATACGGTAGAGCTTCTCGCCCTTCTGGAGTGTTACTACTGGGGCCATTGGCTTCTCCTAGTTGTTAAAAAGAAGAGCCCGCCCACAGCGGGCGGGCCCTCTCTGTCTCCGCATAACCGACAAGTTTAGTTGTTTACTTTGACCGTGCCGTAGGCAGTGTTCACGCCGTACCCGGCGCGCATGTCCAGCAAGGTCGCGAGGATCCGGTAGCGGCGAGCTCGCTCGCTGTTCTCGCGGGTCTCGTCGATCATGCGTGGTGCGCGCCGCATGGTCTCGAACACGGGCTTCGGGTCCACGCCGGGGAAGAAGATATAGTAGTCGTTGTCCGTGATCCGCTGGGTAGACCAGAGCGTCATGGACATTCCAGACTCTAGAATCGTGTTCGTAACGGCCTGGCCGCCGCCGCCTCTATCGACCGTTCTGCCCTGGATAAAGGCCTCACGAAACACCTCTTCATTCTGGACGCCATAAATTACCAGCGCGCCCTGGTCGAGGTCTGCGTCATTCAAGAGCGGCTCGCCCTCGGTGTCTTGGAACTGCTTGGCTTGCTCGAGCGCTGACCAGAAGTCGGAGCGCACCGCGCCTGACGTTGCCACGCCCGTCCCTGTGATCAGGTTCCCGTTGACCACGCCGAAGCGCGGGTTAGCGCCTGCAGTCGTCGCGTAGAGCGCTGCGCCGTCGGGCGCCGTAGGGATAGCCTTCAGCAGCCTGGCGTCAGCAGTGCCTTGGAGGATCTGGAAGAAGACCTGCTCGGGAAGTTGCGCCGCTCTGATCGCCAGCTTGCGCGCGACCTCTCGGATATCGCCCAGCTGGATATCTTCGATATCTTCCTCGTGGAAGCCAATCGCTTTCCCCCAGGTCAGGTTCTCGACGCTGTATGCAATCGCGCGGAATGCGTCCTCTACAACGGCCTCGCCACGGTCAATCCGCTCAATGACGGGCGGCGACTCTAGGTAGCCGAACCGCTCGCGGCGCTTGCTCGAGGAGATCCCCAGCCGCATAGCATTAGCGAGGCTCGGGTGACGGCCTACCGTGTCTCGGTAGGTCGAGAGAAAGGTTGCGTTGATATCTCTGAACAGGTCGTCAGAGGTAATAACTACTTCGGGCATGTCGTCTCCTGCTGCTGGGTTCTAGTGGACTGGCCCGCCGTTAGGCGACGCCTACCCGAGTTCCGAAGGCGGTTGTAGCGCCACCGGCAATCGTTGCATTTGCGAGGATTCCAAGGAGGAACTGTGCTTCCATTCCGAACTGCCAGACGTCAGCCTCCGCCGTTGCGGTGACGTCGAGCACGACGCCCATAGGCGGCGTGGTTCCCGGATCGGCCAGGACGAGCGGCGGGCCGGAGTCCGCGGCCCAGACGAGCTTGCCGAAGTCCGCGGCCGTTGTGGTAGCGCCAGTGACGGCGATCCGCTTAAGAACTCGGCCTGCGCCGTTGAAGTTGTTCTCAACCGTGCCGTCGCCCAGGGTCTCGTCGGAGTATTGCCCGCCCATGAGCACCTGGCCCTGGAGCGCGGCATACGTGATCAGGAAGCCGTCGCCCGCTGCTGCCGCGGCTGTTGCAGCTGCAGCAAACTGACCGGCGAAGGTCTGAACCGTGCTCAGGATCGGGTGGCCTAGACGGACGTCAGGGCCTGGAGACTCAGGGAGCGGATCACTTCGGGTGGGATCAGTCATAGTGTCCTCTGCCTAGCGCGTCAGCGCGGGTGTAGTCTTCACGCCCAGGAAGGCGTCAGGGTTGCTGTTGGCTGAGACGTAGTCGTTGAACTTGATCGGCGACTCGCTGCGGCTCCACGAGCCGAACAGGTCTCGAGCGGTCGAGAGCGCTTCCGGGCCCTGGGCCGCGAAGGCCGCGACCTCTGGCGGGTCCATTGAGCTCGTGTGCGGATTGATTTCGCCAGTCCAATGGGTCGGGGGCTCGCTCGGGCCAATCCGCTCCATTCCCTGCGCATAGCTCAGCGCGGCGTCGAGGCCGCCCTTGGCAGCCGCGGCGCGGAAGGTGTTGACATGATCGACACCGAAGCCCGCCGCCTGCAGCTGGCTTGCTTTGGCCTCGACCTGCTGGCTCGCCATGAACTCGCCAAAGGTCCGCTCCATGCGATCCATGCGGGCCACGAGCGCGTCCTGCGCGCCCTGAGCTACCAGTTCGGTAGCAGTCGAGGCCTGCTGCTCGGGCTTGGTCTCTGCTGGCGCTGGCGCTGTCTCTGCTGAGAACAGACCCATTCGCTGTCCCATGCCCTGACCTTGTCCCATGCCCTGCTGCTGCATAGCGGGCGCAGGCTGCTCTGCGGGAGCCTGCGGGTTAGGCATGCCCTCCTGCTGCGGCTCGATCACCTGCTTTAGCAGCTGGAAGATCTGCATGAGGACCTGTTCCGCATTGGCCGCGAAGGTGGCCTTAGCGTCGGTATCGGCTTTTCCAGTAGCCGTATTAGGCGTAGTCATAGGGGCCTCCGTGACGTAGTAAGCGAGTGACCGGACGCGATCTCCGGTCTGGGAATAGGCCAGGATCGGTCCACCTTGGGCAAGTGTGGTGATCCTGGTGCCGCTGTCGAGTGGCGCTTTGGCCTCTGCGACACGCAGCAGGGGGAATCTGAAGAACGGGACCTCGTCGTCAAGCAGAGCCAGCGAGTCAATCTCTTGCTCGTTGACGTCGAGGATTTCCACGCTGCGGTAGGAGAGCTCGCCACGCTGGATCCGGTCGAACACGGCAGGCCTGACGCCCACCAGGTCAGCGAAGACCGTGGGAACTTCCTCACCGCCGTGCATGATCGACCCGACCCGCGTCAGGCGGAACTTCCCGGCGGCCTCTGCTACTTGAGCGTCGCCGTGGTGCCGAACGTGGAGCGGAGCTAAGTAGCCCTCTTCCTGCCGTTGCTGCGCTGTGGCCAGCGCGCCGTGGAGCCAATCGACGCCGAACTCTAGCTCTTTGTCGTTCCCTCGAGTGTTAACCGAGAAGATTGGGACGTCAAATATCGTAAAGGTCCCGTCAAGCCCCTTGGCGTGGCGATAAACGGGCGGACTGCCTATAGGTCCCATGCCCGAACCGTAGGGCCTAGACGACGTCAGTGTCCATGTCTACTATGTCGGCGTGAACATTGGCGAGGAAAAAGCCACCGCTCGGGTCTGCTTTCGAGCGACCCCGACACAAGAGCGAGAGATCAGATACCGCGCCAACCACGAGCGCAGGTCAGTCAGCGAGTGGATCCGCCTCCGAATGGAGCGCGTGCTAGAGGCTGAGCCGCCAATTGATCCGCCGAAGCCTCGAGGCCACCGCGGAGCCTAGCCCTCCTTCTCTAGGGTCGGGCAGTCTTTCTTGTGGTCTAGCGGGGCCTCCCTCACACCGCAGTGCTCGCAGGCCATGCCCATTCCGCAGTTAGTGCAGGCCCCGTAGGCGTCCCAGCGCTCGCACTGGCAGTCTGGGCACTTGGGCTTTACTCGAGCTACCAGCCGGGCTGAAGCGTCGGTCAGCTGCAGGAGAGACGCCTGTATCTTCTGCGCGTTCTCCTCGGCCTGCATTCTGCGCCGCCGCTCTTCTGCGTAGTTTTTTCGGGCTTGCTCGAGTAGTTTTCCCCAATCGGTCATAGCTAGCGCGCGCGGAGGGGTTGACCAGCGGGCGTCGGCGACGATTCTCTGAGCCCAAACCGAGAGAGTGGGAACCAGAGAAGACGACACCCGCTGGTTTTGAATGCCCCGAGAGGTATCCCGGCAGGCATTGCTAGAGTGCCACCAGGGTAGGACGCTAGATCACGCCGCCCTTGACTATAGACACCATGAGAAACAGGGTCCCGCCCACGCTCACCTCAAAGTCTATAACGTCCCCTAATTTAGCTTCCCACACTAAAGCGGTGCATTGGCCCGCGACTAAAGCATTGAGAAGCAAATCCCTAGAAGCAACGCCGCCCCTGGTGTGCTCAATGGTCAGATTCGCTGCTGCCGAATGGTTGATAGAGATTCGCAGCGCCGCCGACTGCGGCATAGTCAACGGGCCCGCTGGGGTGCCCAGGTTAGCGAATACAGGCTGACCCGCCACCGCGGTCACCTCGAACAGTTCGCCGAGCGGGACCAGGCTTTGAAGGTTACTCACAGGCTACTCCTGCTGCTCGTATGAAGGTCAACAGCCGAGACTACCTGCGCAGTCGGAATCGTTACGGCCAAGGACTGGCGAACCACCGTTAGACCCGTGTCGCCGGTCCAGGTGGACCCGTCAGCTACGAGAGCAATACCTCTGCTGCTC